CCTATTAGCCTTTTTTATTATCTATGTAGTTGTTACAGTTACGTCACCTATGGCTCCAGTTGCTTCTAAGTTATTAATAGTCAAATCATAAATATTCTTTGCGTCACCTACGGGGTCCCATCCCCATTGTATATTTCTACTGCTATCGCGCCCTGCAAAATCGGGGCGTGGATTACGTATTGCTTGTGGATCGTGTACAGGAAGTTCACCCAATTTGTTCTGTGGGTGGTCTGAACCCCAACACTCACGACACGCTTTTATATTAGTATCTTTACCTTTTTTGAATATATTGCGCAACTCTTTTAATTTATATTGAAACCCGCAAATATCGCACTCTGCTATAGCTTTGTTATTTGAAGCAAACGCTCTAGCCATATTATATACTACTCATACGTGGTACAAAAATAGCGGATGTCTTCTCTCGATCCTCACTTGCAGCCCTATCAAACTCTTCTTCATACGCTGCTTTTAACATCTGTATTCTATCAACAAGTTCAGGAACTTTCATAGCTATATGGTAAGCCAGACCTGCTACAAGACACGGTAAGAACCTAAATGTCATATCCGCTGTCTCTACGCCACTGCCCGCATCTTCTACTCTACGTATACGCCAATACGTAAATATATAGCCACTTTTATCAGGTACAGGCCACACATTAATTTTTGGAACAGCTAACCGTTCAACCCACACTTGGATTGGCCTACCTTGTGTTAACTTGTTTGGGATAGCGGCGTAGGTACTCACACTAATACGACTTATGGTAAGATCAGCTTGTTTTGTAGTGCTCCCACTATCAGTACGAACTACATGCTCAAGAAGGTCTATTGTATCTGCTGGAAGATCATACCGTGAAGTGCCTGATACCAGTGTCACTGTACCACTATCTATAGTCCACATATTGATGCCACGGTTCTGCCATTCAATCGTCATCAAGTTCATAGACCTACGAGCAGTTCTCAGATCATACCCAGAGCGCATCTCACGCCCAGCACGTTCCCATGCTTCTTCAGCAATCTCTGTGAAGTCCATATCAAAGGCGGTAGTTCCCGAAGTAGCCATTGTCTATTCCTTAAAAAGTGTATTCATACATACTGAGTCATCTTTCTTCTACCTTCTAATATTGCACCACATCCTCTAGCAATATCCTTTTTTCTACGGGCCAAACCACCCTCTGCAAGACGTACTGTAGCAGCTTCAGTATTTTTTACTACAGTTTTCCCTGAACTTTTCTTTTTCCGTGCTGTTGTAGCCCTCTGTGATTGACTTAAACTATTAGCTTTACTCCTTGGAAGACACCGATCTGGGTTCTTCTTGTTCTTAGAAGTGCCACATTTGCCTTTGACCTTACCATCCGTGCCAATTCTGACCCAATCTTGATCTACCCATTTTTTTAGGTCGCCCATTACTTTTTCTTCCCCTTACTACCTTTAGCATAGTTTGGGTCTTTACAGTACTTTGACGCAGCCATATTAGCATATGCACTGGGGTATGTATCAAAAGTACGTTTTGCCCAAGACTTACCTTTTGCGCAAATCTTACCACCAGATTTATAATATCTACGCATCATCTTCGTCATCCTTATATAGATTGTTAAACACGCGTTCTGTGTCCCATACGTAACCTACGTCCTCTTTCGAGTTATAACTGTGTTGATTTGGTTTAAAGTCTGGCGCTCCTTGGCCTGTCTCAAACCACGCAGGGTGTGTAACCCGAACTCTATTGTTGGGTAATGCAACAATATTTCCTGTATACTCCCCTGCATCCAATAATTCAAGTACATGACTCTGTTTATGTTGCGCAGGGTCATCTGCCACCTCATTATCCGTGTAATCTACAGTAAAATAATACTTAGCAGGGTAAAACTCTCCATCTACTTTAGCCATCCAGGGAGCTGGAGACGCTCTTTCTAACTTATAGACAGAATGATTATGTGACATACAATCCCAAGGTTGTGCCATGTACGGAGGTAGCTCCGTAGCCCACTCCTCTACAGGTACATCAGCAACTAACGCTGTAATGGGTAATCTAGCCCACATAGCCCCGCCATGAACATTTGGATCATCAGTGTCATCGGACTCACACCCAGTAAAAATAACTTGGAAACTAAGACTTCTATTTGGTATTGTTGTAACTCCAATAACCATAGCGTGTAAAAACTCCCCGTGGTAGTCTTCTAAATTCTTAGTATACTCTCTCCGAACCCACGCTTTAAAGTAGGGGATACTACTTGTTAAATATGGCATTATGCCTTCTTTTCTTTTTTTCTTTTCGCTGCAGCAATTTTCTTCCTGCGTTGTGATATTGCAGATGCTTTACTAGGGGGCCTAGATATTTGCATCTGCATATTTGCTCGACTTATAGCCACTTTACACCATTTTACACTTTCGTACACCTTGTTTAGCAATGCCTGCTCCACGGACTTTACCGCCTTTTTTCATTTTGCGCGGAAAGGTTACATCATCGCCTGCGAACTCGCCTGCTCTAGCGTTTTCCTTTTGCCTTCGAAGGTTATTTTTATAAAAATTTAGGGGGTTTGCTTCGCTTATCATGTCCCTACCGCTTTTAAGACCTTTTTTTAACGATTTAAAACCTTTTTTTAACGATGATGTTGCGCTAGGTTTTTCTTCTATTACCCGCCCTGCGTTATCTCTTCTAGGTTTTTTGGATACCATTTTGTTTTCGGTATTAGCAGCTTCTACCATTTGTTTTTTAAACATAGCCGCATCCGCTGAACTCATACCACTTTGCGTTTCTTCCGCACGATTTTTAGCTTTTTTGTTTGTAGGTCTTTTTTTAGGTCTAGCCATTTGTTTGCTCCTTACATCATTTTAGCAGCGCGCACGCCTTGTCTAGCAATGCCTGATCCACGGACTTTACCGCCTTTAGCATAACCTTTTTTCTTCATCATGCCGCCGCCTTTTTTCTTCATCATCTTAAAGTCGTCACCAGATATTTTACCATCTTTGTTTTTATCTAGTTTGTTCTGACCACCTTTAAGTGCGCCGCCCATAGCATAACCTTTTTTCTTCATCATACCACCTTTTTTGTACGCTGGGTTTACATCAGGCTTTCCACCACCTGTTGTTCCACGTAAACGGCTTCTAGTGTCTTGATCCATTGCGGTAGAAGTAGGCTTCCTCTTCATTGGACTTTTCTTTTTATTAGTTTTTTCCATAAACATTCGCTGTTGACGATCACCAGTATCTCCATAATCACCTGATTTTTTACTAAAAGGCATCCTGCCCTCACCTTTTAAAGCAGAAGCTTGAGCTTTTATTTTTTGCTTTTTAGTAGCGCCGCCTTTTTTGTAACCTTTTTTCATCATCATTTGTCTTTTCCTTCTTCACGCATTAATAATCCAAGAATACCACATCCGATACCGATAAAAATTAATTCACTTACACCTGATACAATGCCAATACCTATTATACCTACACCAATTGCTGCGTAGCTAGAGGGTTCACTAAGTCTTCCTTTAATCCATTCAAACATTTTAGTCTCCTTTTAACAGTTCCATTTACGTAAGCTTTTATTTATACGGCTATCTGGATCGTTTGCCGTTTTAGCGCTAGTTCTGCTTTTCTTCATGCCCTTCATTCGAGCGCAGAACGACTTACGTCGATTAGCGGCTTTAGAGCCTGCTTTAAGTTTGCTAGGCTTGGTAGTAACAGCGGTCTTTAATTTGCTGCCAGGGTTGGCTCGCCTGTAACTTGCCACACCTTTTTTATTAAGTCCTCCTGATTCACTCTTACCTTCTTTACGAGTCCAAGCAGCGGTTTTTACTCCCCCACCAGATTTGTAATAGTTACGCATAGAAGAATGTAGCCATATCTACTACATCAATCGTATATTTAACACTCATACCACTATCAAATAAAACACCTTCTGAAGGTATTGTTCTATCAACAACAGTATTAGCTGTGCCTATAGTTCGAGCTTTAAATAATGCAGTGCCATCTTCAGGTGCGCCATTAATAAACTCTATAGTTCCTGCTGTACCGCCTGAAACAATCGACATACCTTTAAGTCTTATTCTGTTGCTACCTTCTATGGCTTGAGCACAGAGTGATCCTGAACCTACTGTTATATTACCCGCGTACTGTGCCGAGCACTCAACGGCTGAAACGGTAAGAAATAGTTTTGCGCCTGCGACTGCTTCTGCTGAACCTGTTGAAGTAATTACTTCTGTCATAGCGTCCCCAAACACGTCTGTGCCTGTAATTGTACATGTTTTTGCGTTATCACTTGTACCTGCAGTTGTTACAGTAACGTTTCTAGCCGTTCCTCCTGCAAAAGTAGTATTAGCCATAGTTGCACTCGTATTAGGTCTAGCTGCGGTGACTAAACGATCAGCGTCTGCAGCGTTCTCATCGTTTACAGTTAAAACCTTAACGTCTGAAATACCCATATTAATCTCCTATGTTGTAGGTGGGGCGCAAACCCCACCCAGATTGAAACTTATACAATACCAGTAAGGTTAATTAATGAGTAGTCAGTAGTTACGTTAACAATCATAACTACACCAATTACTTGTATTACATCCCCTGCGGCTGGACCAACAGCGCCAACAGCACCTAATGGTACTGCGTGGTTACCCACAACTAAAGTTCCTGAAGTTAATACTGTAGCTGGGCCTGAAA